CAGATCTCGGCCGTAAGATACGAGTTTTTAATCTTACTGCGGCATTCAGAGAAGACGATCATGTATGGGATAGTCAGGCTCTATTCGCAGTCTGTGAAAGTCCGCAGCCTGGTATCCTTGTTCATCCTACTCGTGGGACACATCTTGTTGCTTGCCGTAAAATTAAGGTTAGCGACAAACTGGAAGAAGGAGAAGGTGAGACAACTGCTGAATTAGAATTCGTCGAGGCTAATCCTGTTGGTACTGGACTTGGCGGATCTCTATTTGGACTCATCTCTGGAGCGGTTCTTGCTATCAGTTCTGAATCATTTAGACGAGATTATACTCCGATAAGAATAGCGCATCCATGGATTGTTGATATTGTAGATTCTGCTCAATCTCTTATTACGTCAACACACGATGCCTTGGTTCAGACATTTACTACGGATACAAGTTCGTCCCAGTGGCGTGTGGCTCTGAAGATGAAAGAAGTGGCTGGCGATCCTGGGTTGGCGATGTCTGCAGAGGCTGTTGATAAGGCGCTCACTTCTGGGGTCAATGGAATCACCTACAATGTTCAAGACCCTGAGACAAGATGGCGGATATTGAGAAAGCTTGCCAATAAGGGCGCAGTCACAAGTACACTTCCAATTGTTGGAGGTGCGGCTGCGGTAGAGAATTCTTTGTACAGTCGATTTCGTGTATTGACTGGCGTTGCAATGTCTGAGACTGCAATGGCTCGTAAGTATCCAAATGTTCAGGCAACAAAAGCAGCAATGGATATTGTGTCTGCTGTTCTCGAAGATGAAGCTAAAGTCGCTTACAGTATCTGTGACAATGCTCTGTATCTTGAGCTGCGAAAGTACATCGTTAATTTTGAGAAAATGATGAACGATCTTTCTTATCGTCTGCCTGGTCTGATAACAGTTAATTTCCATGGTGGAGTTCATCCGTTAGTTGCAGCCTACGTAATCTATAACGATTCGAAACGTCACAGGGATCTTGAGCCCAGAAATATAATTGACGCGAATGGACGTTTCGGTCGCCTAGTTAGAGCGGTTTCTCCAACATGAAACCCGTTGTGATTACCGTTGGCGGTTCCGAGCTCACTACGTGGACCGAGATGACTTTGCAACGTAGCAAAGAAGAGATGACTGGAAGTTTATCAGTCACTATCTTTGCTGGTGCTATGCCATCGGGTCCAATGGTTCGAGCGGCAGTAGCCGGCGCAGAGATATTGGTTTATATCGTTGGGCAACTTGCTTTCACTGGAACTGTTGATAAACGAAAAGGAACGGGATCAAAGAAAGGTAGAGCCGGAACTAAAGAAAAAGATACCGGTAAAGCTGGAACTTCGATGTCTACCAATATTGGGCCAGAAGAATATACAATTAAACTCACAGCCCGGGGTAAGACCAAACGTCTGATCGATAGTTCGCATCAACATCCAACTACTAATATGTTGAAGCCAACAACTAAAGAAGTCTGCGAGAAATTGATTGAGCCTTTCAAAGTACAACTCGATTGGAAGGGTGAAACTATTAAGCTGGATAAGATGCGCTTTCGCGATGGATCCCGTGTGGTGGACGAACTCAATCGTGTTGCAGTTGAAAATTGTTATTTCATGTATGAGACCCGTGAGGGAAAATTGTGTGTCACAGACGGTTGCGCTGGACAGAGCGGCGATCCTTTGATCCTCGGAATTAATATTCTGGAGTTTTCTGCAGAGCAATCCGAAGAGGAACAGAAGTCAAAGGTTAAAGTGAAGGGTCAGCGTTCTAAGAAAAAGATATGGGGCGAGAAAGCTGTTCTGAAGACTCACAAGGAGATGGAAAATAAGAAGATGAAATCATTCGTACCCCATATTGTTCAACATAATGGGGATGCTGATGAAAAGACGTTAGAACGCCGTGCTCGATTTGAAATGAATGCGCGAGCTGCCAAAGGTAAGAAGATTGAGATTGAAGTATTTCATGTTCAGTCTGAAGGTGGTCCGTGGGATATTGGTAACATGCACTATGTCGAAGTACCGCCCGAAGGTATTTTTGATGTATTTGAATGTACTGAATTGACATACACTGTGAATCATGATAAGACAATCAAGACTAAACTAACCTTATCTCCGCCGCCTTCTGGAGGTGCAGATGGTGCAGCGGGTGGATTCGGACTTAGCAGTATCAATTTCAATACGGGATCTGCACGTAAATCTCAATCTGGTATAACAATGACGGAGGGACAATTCCCAGATGCGTGGTCACCATTAGATTTGTCTGTTATGCCTTTCATGTCTGCTGCTGAATCTTTAGAACAAATGGCAAAGAGTGAACCGGAGAACCCTCCGAGTCCGCCACCCCTTACTTTACCGCCGTGGTTCGGAGAGACTACATGACCAGCTTTACTCGTTATCGTGAGCGTTCAAGAGATATAAATGACGGTACGGAACGTCATGTTTGGGGTAAGCAAGAATACATCAAAAATGCAGGTTCGATTATTAAAGTACGAGGAACTGATACTGAAGATCAGGAAGCTGCTGTTCTGAATATTGGAGGTGTCTCTTTTAACGTCAAAGAGAAATTTAATACTGAGGTTATGCTTCTTGCTTCCTCATCCGACACCACATTGAAGATGGCGTTGCTCACTATCCCAAAAGATAAGCAACGACGTTGGATGGAAGGCCACGGTGGTGTTCAGCATCCGACAGATGATACGTTTGCTTTAGATTTTAGCGATTCACTTGCCCATCTGACTAAGAATAAGTTTGCGGTTGGTGAGAAAGGTGAATTCGAAGTCAAGGGAGATAAGGTTTACATTCGTGCTAGTCAAGTAATTATCGAGGGCGAGCTGGTTGTCAATAAGCTCGTTAAGACACCTCAAGTTGTATCAGGTAAGGAAACCATTCCTGGCTTCGAAGGCAGTAAACAAGCCGAGGCTAAGGATGACGATAATGAATGATACAGATTGCCTAACTGGTACGGAAGGGAATCGTCGTATATTCTGGACCACAATGGATTCCTGTGGCCGGTATAATCTATGTGGAGCGGAATGCTCTATACCAGGACTTCAGTATATTGATAAGACAGAAGGTCGAACGATTGCTAATGAGGATTGGATTCGAAGTCTTATTTTGAATATTCTTAATACGCGAGCAAGAAGCGATATCAAATGTGCAACGCCTGCTGGAACTTATGGACACTGGTCTGAGAGTTACAGAGACGATGGACTTTATATCGGAACTCGTGTCTATAATGTTGCTGAGAAAGCATATGCTAAGATTCTAGACGGAGTCAAAGCAATAGGCGCAGCTATCCGTAGTGATATAGGTAAATTGATTATTCTCGAGATAGCTGACGACGTTGATGTTGATGTAGTATATCGAGGTCGTTCTCGAGTTGATGTCACGATCACAGTTATGTTGCGTTCCGTTCGCCGAACAGTTAACCTTTCCGGTACTTACAGTACCGATACATGGGTATGGAACTGATGTCCTGCGTCATTCCTAGGCCGGACCCTAAACAACTGTTCGATCAGATTAAGAATCAATTCTCATCGACGGTATTGGGTGGCGCGCAAGTTATACCTGAATCAAACGAATGGTATGTCGTTACTAACGACTATGCCGCCGCTGAACAATATTTCGCAATTGCTGATCAAATGTGGCGTGAGGCAAACCCAGAGACAGCATGCTGTGATAATCTCTACAAGATGGCAGCGCAGAATGGTGTATATCCGCGCCCACCGTCACATGCAGAAGGATACGCGAAATTAACTGGTGTTCCTGAAAGTCCTGTTCCTCCGTATCTTGAGATCTTAACTGAGATAGGTACATTTGTCTCAGTCGGTTCTGTTCCACTTCAATTGTCCTCTGAAGGGAAATTGGTTATTCAGATTCGGGCATTGACACCTGGATCAGAGATGAATTCAAACGGTACTGTGACTGAAGGAACTTTGGTTACTCCGGCTCCAGGAATCGATACCGATGTACAGATCTGCGGTGGTCAATTCTGTGGTGGTGCAGGCGAGGAGACCTGCGAGGAATTTAGAAAGAGATATCTTGAACGCCTGGCTTATCAACCGCGCGCCACAATGGCGTGGATCAAAGAAAAGTTTATGGAATACCCGTGCGTATCTCGAGTCTGTATCAGAGAAGGCTCTTGCTGTCGCTGTACCGCCGACTGTGGTGAATGCGGTTGTAAGAACTGCGGGAACAAGATGGAGTTTTACGTTTTGTTTGACGGAGTTTTCCCCTGTGGAATTCCTCCTCAACACGTTGTCGATGACATTACAGACTGGATGTTTGGAGAGCATCAAGGGTACGGTGAAGGTCAAGTGGAGATAGGTGTGTGCGGACAGGTATTTGTTCCGAAACCACTCCCTGTGAATGTCATTATTGATATTGCTGGTTGTCCGAGTACAGCACAGAAACAGATTATATCTGATTACATTACTGAATTATTCTTGAGGATCTGTCCTTCAATGCCGCTTAGGGTCAAACAGATAGATCTTATTATAGCATCTGTTATTGGTCCTGAGATCAATGCTTCAGCTCACTTTGAAGTAGTCGGATACGAAGATCAGGTTCCTCCATACCCTCGAGAAGATGTCTGGGTCACCTCGTGCGGTGAT